GCAGCAGTGGTAAACGGGACTGAGTGTTATATTTATGAATTAACAGCTTATGCGTTCGCTTCATTAGTCGGTGTCGGCGGTGTAAGTTATGCGTCTGGCGATATAGTCGAGTTGGAGTTGGACACATCTACCGGAGCGCTAGAAGCTTTTGTGGATGGGACTTCTGTAGCTACAGCAACCGATACCACATTCGACTCAAACCTGAAAGCGGGCATATATGGTAGATGGGATAACACCAATGCCCATGGTGCTATATCTTTTGCTGCAGACGGTTATACTTCATCAGGGTTATCAATAACGTCAGTAACTGACCCTATAATCTCTGGAACAAACTTTACAATCGCTGGGTCAGGCATGGAGGCGGTTCAAGCTTCTGGATCTGTCACTGTGGGCGGAGTAGAAGCAACAATTATATCTTGGTCTGATGAGTCAATAACAGCAAACATCGATATAGAATCGGGCTCAGCAAAATATGGCGCTAATGATGTTGTAGTAACCAACGACAGCGCAGAGAGTGATACGCAAGCAGCGCATACAGTCAACCCCCCGTCCAGCAATGGTTATGTAAATATTGGAACTCCAGCATCGTCGGGCGATAGAATAACGGCTACAGCAGATTTAGCGACAGGCGATCAACTGAGGTATGGAAGTGTTTTATCTCAAGGCGGGAGTCCCACAGCTTATACGGTTAGCGTGGCTGATACGGGAATATTCACAATTGGAAATGGTCCCGCTCCAGATGGCGCATACTCTTTCGCAGTAAATGCGTGGGACTCAAGTGATCAAACATGGGGTGCGGTAGCAACTCAAACCATTACTATCGGCGATGTAGTTAGTGGTAATTATCTTGATTTTGCAGTACGTGATACAATCAAGAATACAGTAAGAAACTCAATAAGGTAAATTAAAATGACAGCAATATATAATGCAGCGGCAGCAGATCAAACAGGGGCACCATTTACGCCAGCAGGAAACTTTAAGATTGGCGCAAGTGATGATAACGGATACTGGCAAGGCGCAAAGATGATTCTCAGAGAGTCATTAGATGGTGGAGCAACATTTCCCACGGTTATCTACATATTTGAAAGGAATGAATCTAAGGTGGTTGAGTCTTCAGCAACAACGCAATATCGATTGGACATTCAAAACATAAACTCTAACAATGCATTAAGCGCTGACTACGAGGTTTTATAGAATGTCTAGCGGCAATATTAAACATTGGGAAGTAGGCGCAGCAGGTAAAGGCTCAAGGCAGCGACAATGCGACAAAGAAAGCATGAAAAACTTTAATGATAACTTTGATCGTATATTTGGAAAGAAGCAAGACAAGAAAAAATGAGCGATAACGAAGCAATAAAGACCACAATACTGAAGCGAGGGATAAAAGCTATCCCTAACTTTGTGTGGGTCTTTTGTGCTTCATATGCACTCATTATGTTAACTAACGTATTTGTTATAAAGTTCACTGACATTGACCTGGATAAGCATATAAATAAATACTTTGAGATTAAATTAGCTGAAATGGAATCAAAGAAAGAATGTAGGATAGACATAAGCTATCAAAAGCGAACAAATGATAGATTGAGTCTACTAGAGCAATATTCACATAGGCCAAGCAATAAATGACAGCAGGTAGACCAGTGAAATACAAAACACCAGAAGACATGCAAGAAGTAATAGATCAGTATTTCAGCGTCGATGCTTTTGTTGAAATTGGCGATGCTAAAATATTTGCGCCGACTGTGACTGGCTTGGCGTCTGCGTTAGATATGACTCGGGAAGGGTTGATTCATTACTCAAAAAAGGATGAATTTACTGACACAATAAAAAAGGCCAAGGATAAAATCGCTATTGCATTGGAGCAAAGACTTTACGGAAACAACGTAACTGGCGTTATTTTTAACTTAAAAAACAACTACGGCTGGAAAGATAAGACGGAAACTGAGCATAGTGGTCAGATGACGATGAATCATCGAGACGTGTCTGATTTAACAGATGAAGAAATAGAGAACGAGCTAAAAAGACTTCGAGACGAATGAGCGCAGCGATTGACTTAACAAGAGACCAAAGAGAAAGGGAGCTTGTGCTTTTGCGGGAGCTTGACGCAAGAAAGAAAGAGAAAAAGGCGCTCCATCAGTGGAATACGTTTTATAACTGGCAAAAAGATTTTTGCAATTCAACCGCCAATAATTTTGAATCATGCCTTTGTGCTGCTAATCAAATAGGAAAGACTTACACGGGAACGACTATTGATGCCTTTCACTTGATGGGCGATTACCCAGAAGATTACACCGGCCATAGATTTTCCTTTGCTCCTATGTGCTGGGGGCTTGGTTATTCGATGGATAAGACTAGGGACTTATTGCAAACAGCTTTATTCGGCCGGTATATTAATGGTGAGTTTGAAGGTGGCTTGGTTCCAAAATCAAAGATAGTTAGACATGAATCTGCAACCGGAACACCAAACGCGATGCGCTCTGTTTACGTTAAGCATTCGAGTGGCGGTGTTTCATGCATTCAATTCTGGTCGTACTCTCAAGGTCATCATAGCCTAATGGGTGACGTTGTTGATTGGGTTCATGTAGATGAAGAGCCAAGAGATCAAAAGATCAGGCCGCAAGTATTAACTAGAACCTTGAACGGCGACAAAGGGCTGGGCGGAAGAATTATTTATACATTCACTCCTGAAAATGGCCGAACAGAACTGGTTATTATGTTTATGGATAGCCCAAGCAAAGATCAGTTTTTTATGCGCAAAGGCTGGGATGATGCGCCACACATAACCAAAGAAAAAAAAGATAGAATGCTTGCTCAATTTCCCGCGTATCAGCGAGACATGAGAACAAAAGGCATTCCAATGCTAGGGCATGGGCGAATTTATGAGTTTTCATCTGATGATTTGATGGTCACGCCCTTTGAATTACCTAGTCACTGGCTTATTGGCGTAGGTATGGACTTTGGGTGGGATCACCCGCAGGCTTTCGCAAAGATGGCGTGGGATATCGATAATAATATTTTCTACTTAGTCAACTGCTGGAAAGCGTCAAAAAAAGATGCAGATCAAGCGTGGGGAGCAACTAAAGACTGGTCAGCTAGAGTGCCGGTGGCGTGGCCTCACGATGGGTTGCAGAACGAGAAAGGTAGAAGTGATTCAACGCAACAAAAAAATCATTATGCAAAAGCGGGGTTTAAGATGATGCCTGAGCACGCAACACATCCACCCATTAACGAAAATGGACAAATAAAAACTGGCGGCAACAGTGTCGAGCAAGGAATCTTAGAGATTAGAAATCTAAAAGAGCGTGGACAGTTTAAAATATTCTCAAATTGTAGAGATTATTTCGAAGAGATGGAGCAATATCACCGAAAAGAGCCAGATAGTAACGGAATGTCAAAAATAGTAAAAGTTAAAGATGATTTGCTTGACGCCGCCAGGTACGCATATATGATGCGAAGGCTTTTTATTTCAGTTGGTGATATAATTAAACCAGTTAATAACACATACATTCCGCAGCCTTTACGGCCTATGGGGCGATAAATGGAACTCGAAGATTTTAAAAAGCTTCACGATAAAGCATATCTAAACAATCAAACAACAAGAGAAAGGGCGGCTGATGACTTAGTTTTCTACTGGATAACCCAGTGGGGAGAGAAGCATTTTCAAAACTCAACTATTCAGATCCGAATGCAGTTCGATCAAATCAGAAAGGCTGGGCGAAAGATAATCACAGATCTTAAAACCAATCCAATTCAAGTCGATTTTCAGCCGGTAGACGGCACAGATGATTCTTTAGCTGATACAGTTGAAGGTATGTATCGCGCAGACATGAGAAACAATATAGCTCTAGAAGCTAAAGAGAATGCGAGCGTTGAAGCGATGGTTTGCGGCTTTGGTGCATGGGAAGAAATCACAAAAGAGGTTGCTGGCAAGCGCGGTAGAAAGCGCCAGAAGATTCAAAGGATGCCAATCTATGAGGCTAACAACGTTGCTTTTTGTGACCCTAATGCAAGGCTACAAGATAAATCGGACTCCGATTACTGGTCTATTCTGGTTCCTTACACTTGCGACGGGTACATAAAGTTAGTTAAAGACCTAACCGGCGAAGAAGTAGATGATAATTATGTCGAATCATCATTCGCAACGCCTGAGACTGGTTATAGCTTCGATTGGTTTGATTCTTCTGAGGTTTATTATATCAGTCGCTTCTACCACCGAACCTATCACGACGAAACAATCTATGTCTATCAAGATATTATGGGTGATGTTAGAGAGGTAGCGGAGTCTGAAATTGATGACGAGTTAGAAAGCGAATTGGAGCTTTCAGGGTATCAGGTTATTGAAGAGTACGAGAAGGAAGTTAAAAAGGTTAAATTGTATATTCTTGGTGGCGATGTAATTCTTGCTGAGTACGATATACCAGGAGATAAAATACCTGTAATCCCAATGTATGGCGAAAGAGCCATTATTGAAGGCGAAGAACATTACGAAGGAATTACAAGATTAGCTAAAGACCCTCAACGCTTAAGAAACTTTATAGGTTCGTATATTGCGGATATTGCAGCTAGAACACCGCTTAGGCAGCCGATTTATTTGCCTGAGCAGATAGCTGGATTTGAGTATATGTATGAGCAGAACGGCGCTGATCAGGTTTACCCATATCTTTTGCAAAACAGGATGGGAGCAGATGGTCAACCCCTGCCGATAGGTGCTGTAGGGGCTAGCGAGCCTCAAGAGCTTCCAAGTTCAGCGGCGCAGGCTTTTGAGCTAGCAACCGCATCAATTAATGATGTGGCGGGCGAGCCGTTACCGGGCAACATCTCTGATACGGACTTATCCGGCGAAGCTTTAAAAGAGCTACGCGGAAAGATGGAGGCTCAAAGCTACATTTATCAGCATAATCTAAAAGCAGCATTAAGAAGGGATGCAGAGGTTTATGTCGGTATCGCCTCAGTTATCTATGATACAGAGCAATCGGTCACGGTGGTAAAAGTTGATGGCGCGAGGGCTAGAGAAACAATTAACGAAAAGCAGATTGAACCAAGCTCTTTGCAAATTAAGTACAAAAACAATCTCAAAGATGCTGAGTTTGAAGTTTACGCAGATATCGGCGCAAGTTACAGCTCGATGCGCGAGAAGTCGCTTGATGACACTAAAGAGATGCTAAGAATGTCACCACCTGACGACCCAATGAGAAAGATTTTACAGCTTAAGTTTTATACTGAGAATGAAGGCGAAATAAACAAGCCTATGCGCGACTATGCCAGAAAGCAGCTTGTCTTGATGGGTGTCTACCCGCCTGAAACTGACGAAGAGAAAATGATGATGGCTCAAGCTATGCAGCAAGAACAGCAGCCAGATCCAGCAATGGTTATGGCGCAGGCTGAAATGGGCAAGGCTCAAGCTGAACAAATGAATGCTCAATCAAATATGGTTGACAAGCAGGTTGATATGTATAACGCAGAGACCAAGCGACAAGAAGTTCAAATAAAAGCAGCTCAAGCTGGTGTAGATATTGAGAACAAGAAAGTTGATACCGCTGGGAAAATACTGGACAACAGCTTAAAACTAAGACAAAGCGTTAATCTATAAGTTTTTAAATCTAATAGTTTTGAGTTATAATTAAATTTACCGGGCGCGGGTATACGCAAAACTGTATGTAGTCAGTCATTACTATAGATATCGTACCAATACGAGGATATAAGAATTGGAAACTATGACTCTGGAAGAGCTGAAAAAGCTTAACGCCGAGAAAGAATCGGCATCTAATGAAACTGAAAAAGAGGAAGAGGCGGAAAAAGTTGAAAATGTTGATCAAGATGACTCGCAGAACGTTGAAAGTGAGGAAGATGGCCAGCAAGAAGATGAAACCGAAGAATCTGAAAATGAAGATGTATTAGAGGCTTGGCAGCAAAGTGAGAAATCAGAGGACTCACAAGACGGCAAAGCGGGATTCGTTCCAAATTCTGGCGCTAAGGAGTTGCGATTAAGGGCGAAAGCCTTTAGAAAAGAACGAGACGAAGCGCAAAGCGAGCTAGAAAAGCTAAGGCAAGAGCTAGAGCAGGTTAAGTCTGGTCAATTCCAACAGCCACAACAACCGCAGGAATTAAAGCGGCCACGGTTAGAGGATTTTGATTTTGATGAAGAGGCTCACGGCAAAGCGTTAGATGATTACTATGATAAAAGAGCTGAACTAAAACAGTCTCAATTTTCACAGCAATCTCAGCAAGCCCAAGCAATTCAGGCTCAACAGCAAGCGCGAGAAAATGCCGTTAATAAGCACTATCAGGCAGCGGAAAGATTAATTCAAGGTCATGGCATTGATGAAAAGAAATATCAGGATGCCGACGGATTAATTAGAAGCACAGCGGAATCGGTTATGCCAAATCAAGGTGATGCCGTAGTTGATAGCTTGATAGCTAATTTAGTGAATATTGGTGAAGGTAGCGAGAAGGTAATGTATTACCTAGGAAATAACGCAAGCGAGCTAGCTAGATTTAGGTCAACTTTAAAAGATGACCCTAGTGGGCTGCAAACGTCTATTTTCCTTGGTCGATTACTGGAAAAAGCAACAAAGCCAATCCGAGAAAAATCCAACGCACCAAAGCCGCAGAAGCAGCTAAAAGGCGATAGCTCCGTAACCTCTTCGACATATAAGAAGTGGAGCAAATCGACCGATATCTCTGAAAGGGTAAGACTAAAAAGAGAGGCAGCCAAGGCGGGTGAGGACGTTTCCAAATGGTAAAGGTATATAAAAATGGCTGATACATTAAAGATCGTCGAGACATATCTCGAAAACGCTGCAAACGAGCATGAAAAGCAAACGCAGCTACTAAAAACAGTAAACCGAATCGAGCCAGATGCGGCCGCACTTCAAAACTCAGACAACTTTGTCTGGGGTCGAGTAGAGCAGCACCGCCCCGTGTTAGACGGTTTTGACTTAACAGGTCAAGAGCAAGACATTATCGAGGAATCATACCCTCGATTGCTTGGTACGCCTAAAAATGACTTGATTCAACAGCGCATTGACCAAGTTCGCGACACTTCATATTGGGAGCGAGCTGGTAAGACTGGAGGTAAGCGCCTTGCGTCCGATTTAAATCAACGGATTGCTTCAGCGATGGTTACTCAGGGATCGCTTTATTATCGTTCGAATGTAACGTCCGGCTACGACTTTGTGTCTGAAGCTCAGGCGCTTATGAATGAACGACAAGGAATGGATAACGGTCGATGTTTCTTGTTTAATGACCGTGATCAACAATTCTATTCTAAAGACTTAGCGTCTCGCGAGAACTTACAGCAAGGTAGCCGTCCAGCAGAAACGTGGGTGAAGGGCACTATTGGCGAAGAGGTTGCAGGGTTTGATAAAATCCTTACCGGCTCTTACTTGCCAAACCTTGCAGGTGGCGCAGATCCAGCAACTACGGTAACGGCAGATCAAAGCTTTGCTCCGGAAGGTGGCTCAGTAAATGCGACCACTGGCGTTGTAACTAACGTTGATTATCGCTCCGCAACTATCCCTGTAACTGCTTCAGGCTCTTATGCGGTAGGTGACAAGGTAACATTCGCTAACGGCGGAACAACTGTTAAGGCGCTTGGCTTGGAAGATAAAACAGACACTAACCAAGCAATGACATTTACTATCGTTGCAATCCCTAATGCGACAAGTGTTACTGTTTATCCTAAGCCGATAGCGGCAGATGATGCGGGTTTAACTGCATTAGAAGCTTCTTATGCTAATGTTGATACTCAAATCCTTAACACTGCAACAATGAATCGCGTAAATATCACTACCACTAAAGCCAATCTATTTTGGGATAAAATGGCGGTAGAGGTTATGACTGGCGATGTTCCCGCTCAATTGTTTAAAGAATTTGGTGGAATGAAAGTTGCTCAAACTCAAATGGATAATGGTCAAACCATCTACATGATGTACGATGGGGATATCGTAACGGCTAACTTTACTTATCGCTCGTTTACATGGGACGGCATCACAATCGCCAACCCTCAAGCGGTAGGTGTTGCAGCTAGGTTCTAATCACTCTCCATTAGCCCCTTCGGGGGCTTTTTTAAAGGTTTAATTATGGCTTGCGTATTATATTCAAAAGACGGCGAAATGCTTCGTTGCAATATTAACGAGGTCGATTACTATCTGCAAAACGGGTATTTGAAAAACCATCCAGACAGACAGATAGATGACACCCTTGAAAGTGAAATTGATAAACTCGAAGACGAGATTGAGCAAAAAGAATCCCAGATCGATGAACGAGAGGCGGAAATTCGCGCGCTAGCAAAGTCCAAAGGTATTAAAAGCGCTCACAACAAAGCTATAGATAAGATACTTAAAGAGCTAGACGAACTAGAGGTCGCAGAGGATGCCGCAGAAGACTAAAGGCGAACACATCAACGACGCTTACTCAAAGCTCAGGATAAATGGCTTAACAGTCAACCCCAGCGCTTCTGATAATGATCTTGCGCTTGTTAGGCTTGAGGATTTTATTGCTGAATGCGAAGGCCGAAATATTTGCCTAAACTTTAATTTTGAAGAAGAGCCAGACCCTTCAACAAGGTCCGGAGTCGATAAGCAATTCAACGAAATGGTTTCTAGCAATCTCGCGGTTAGACTTGCGCCAGACTTTGGTAAAGGCGTAAAGATTGACCCGCTTTTGGTTTCTCAAGCTAACTACTCACTATCAAACGCTCAAGCAAGAACAGCAACGGTAAATAAATCAAGATACTCTAGAAACGCACCGGTTGGCTCAGGTAATTATATTGGACAATATGAAAACTTTTATACTATTGCTAATCCAGCGCCAATCTCATGCAAAACTGAGGCTTTAGAAGTCGAAATAACCCGCGATTACTCAGAGTCCTTTGTTGATTTTCTTAACCCTGACACAGCCGAAGAAATATCTAGTTTTACAATCCAGGCTAGCGGCGGATTGACCCTTGTGTCTAGCGCAATAAACGCCGATTTAAACGGGATAGATTACACCGTAACAGCTACGGACTCAGGATGGCAAAGGGTAATTATTCAAATAGTAACTACCGACTCAACGCCAAGCAAGGCAGAAGAGCGAGTAATTAACTTTAATGTGACTGATAACTCAGTGAATGTGGGTTACAGCTAGGAGGGCTTGTGTCACTCGTCCAGCAAAAATTAGTAAAATCATTTAATCAATCACGCAGTATATTCGACCAGTTTATTTATAAGCCAGATAATGGTGACAGGCTCGAAGATATGCTTGAGTCAGGATATTTTCAGCAATCGAGATATATTCAAGATGGAGACTGGAACGGCGGCATTGTGCATGCTATCGATCAGGCTGGATATCAAGCATTCATCGTGATTGATGCGGATGGCGAGCCTGTAACATCATCAAAGGCAAAGCTCTCTAACGCCAATTACGACACGTCAAAATATGAAACTATTGATAGTCTTGAAGCGCTACCAGAGCCGATAGGTGGAGTAATTACGCTTGCGCCAAATAAGGCTTATAAATTCGTAGGTGACGTCGATCTGCTTGGCAATAGAATCGTAACTAGTGGCACAACAGGAATAAAAGGCACGACGTCAGAAACTTCATCGCTAACTAGCACAGGTTTAAGCCCAGCGGAGTATCTAGTAACCACTGACTATCGAATGCCTATGAGAAATATTTTGATTAAGGATGTAGGTAGGGCGGTCGGCGTTAATCTTCTCGGGGCATCAACTGATACCAATCTGGCTTTAGATTGGGAGGCTGTAAACTTTAGCGGGTGCACAACAAATGCTAGGTGCGGCGATATAGATAACTTTAATATGACGAACTCGGCTGTACTTGGTAGCGGGTCAATTCAGTTTTTTGGTGATGTTGGCACAATTGGTTTAGACGGTTCTATTTTTATCGGTGATGGTGGTGCGTATTCAATGATTGATATCGAATCAACTGCAAGTATCAGCCGAAGATTTAGATCTATTTATTCTGCAATGGTCGCTCCTGGAAGTACTACGGCGATAAACTTTGACGTTTCTGCTACGGTAGACAATCAGGGGTATATTTTGGATACTGTTAGTTTTACCGGTGGCGGCACATACTTATCTGGCGTTGATTCAACATCAAACAAGGCGTTGTTTTCTAATTGTACTGGTATATCCAACTCAAGTGAGATATCTCAATATTACATGAATAACAATGCAACAGTCACATCAATAGGCAGTGTCGGCGTACCAGTTAAGATAGCTGGCACAACAACTAGCGCCGCAATCACAAGTAAATTTACAAACACCGATAATCGCGCCACATATATAGGTTCGCAAACTAAGATTTTCAAAATCACAGCTACGCTATCGGTTAGCTCTGGAAACGGCCATCAAGTAGGCGTTTATATCGCAAAGAATGGAGTGGAGCTATCTGATTCTGAAATATATGGAACCACCAACGCAGCGGGAAGAGTTGAAAATGTTGTTGTTCAAACATTTACCGAGCTTTCGGAGAATGACTATATTGAGATTTTCACAGAAAACAACACGTCCTCGACTGATATCACAGCTACAGACCTAAATGTGACGGTGAGATAATGGCAAGAATACCGCTAGGCATAGGACAAAAATCAGGCGATAACGCTGATTATCGAGATCAACTACCAGTCAATTGTGTAGTCATCCCCAAAAAGATAAAGGGCGATGACGGCTACCTGCTAACCCATCAAGGGTTGACTGCGCTGGCGGATGGTTATGGGGTAGATAGAGGAGCTATTTATAATAGTAGATTAGAGTCTCATTTTAGGGTGTCTGGGAATAATTTAATTGAAGTTGAAAGCGATGGGGTGGTGAATCTAATAGGGGTTACGCCAGGGCTTTATCAGGCATCCCTTGATTACTCATTTCAAACGCAAGGCATATTAAGTAATGGATCTTTCTGGCTTTATGACGGCGTTACACTAACGTCTTACTCAGACCCAGACTTGGGTGCTCCGATAGATTTCTGTTGGATTAATGGCGTTTACTTCTTCGTGGACGGCGAGAATTTATATCACACGGAAGCAGCAAACGAGTTTGCTATTGAGTCAGATACTTTTGCAACAGCAGAATTTAGCCCAGACAGAACCATGGGTGTATTAAAAAACCAGCAGAATCAAGCGGTTGTTTTTAATAGATTTTCAACAGAATGGTTTAGAGATACTGGCGCTGCGACAGGTTTTAGATTCTTAAGAATAGAAGGAAAGGCGGTAAAGATCGGCATCGTTGGAACTCATTGTAAATGTGAAATGGATGGCCAAATATTCGTCCTCGGCTCAAGAAAGGACGAAACACCATCAATTCACATATTAGCTGGGGGGACAGAAAGGACGGTTGCTAGCAGAGAGGTCGATCAAATAATCGAACAGTATGAAGAGTCTGAGCTTTTTTACGCAGTGCTAGAATCAAGGGTTGAAAAGAGAAACAAATATATTATTGTTAGACTTCCAAATCACACGTTAATTTATAACTACACAGTAGCGCAAATAGCTGGAAACGAAAGGGCGTGGTCAATCTTAAGGTCTGGGCTTGGTGATACTCCATGGCGGGGCGTTAATGGAATTTATGACCCTAACGCCACAAAATGGATTTACGGAGATAGAAATAATTCATCAATTGGATATCTCGATGACTCTTTGTTTTCGCAGTACGGAGAGCAGCAAGAGTGTATTTTTTATTCGCCAATAATTGGCTTGGAAGCCTCAAGCATAAACAGCTTAGAGGTTCAAATATTACCTGGCAGAAGTAGCGAGGATGTTAATTGCTTTTTCAGCATGTCATATGACGGTGTAACGTACGGCCTAGAATATCCGATTGAAGTAAGCAGGGCGAGTGAATACAACACAAGAATGCTGGTTAATAGGCTTGGTTACGTTAATCACGACTTAAACTTTAAATTTAGAATGATAGCCTCAAACAATATGTCATTCACTGGATTAGATATAGACTATGATTAAGTCACGACAGACAATTGATAGTTATGCTGATTGCATATCGGAGCATAAAAGCTGGACGCAGAACGCTGTGGAAGATTATCAAGCATTGAAGCAGGATATTTCTGAGTTAATCGAGGATGTCAATGCTATTACTACCAGCTTGTCAAATGGCGATTTTTCGCCTCAATTTGGCGCTGGTAGCCCTGAGGGTGCAGTAACTGCTAACTACTCGTTATTATACATAGATACGGCTGTACCGCAGCTTTACTATAACCAGACTTTTGGGGCTAACACTGGATGGATTGTGATATAATGCGTACAAATACACGAGAGGTTTAAATTATGGGTTTACTTAGTGGAATTACGGATTTTCTTTTTGGCGATCCAGAGGAAGGCATAAAAGAATCATCTGACGCCCAAATTGCTTTTCAGCGCGAAGGCATGGATTATCTCAAAGAGATAGAGCGGCTCCCTTTGCAGTATCGAGATCAAGCCATGCAATCCTTAATGGGTTTTTATGGGAATGACTCAGGGGTGCAGCAGCAATTCATCGACAAAGCTAAATCTAGCCCTTTTTATGACGCGATGATAAAGCAGGGTCAAGAGGGCGTATTGAGGAATGCTGGCGCAATGGGTCTTTCTCGCTCTGGTAGAGCTGCTACTGGGCTAGAAAGAAACAACCAAGCAGTTCTTCAAGGGCTGGTCAATCAGCAGCTTGGCGGGCTTCAAGGATTTGCTGGTACGCCAATATCAGGCCAAGGCGTTGCCAATATGTATGGTCAGATGGGGCAGGCGGCAGGCGCAGCAGGCATGGGGATAGCTAATGCTAGGCAAGGCGGGATTGGCAGTCTTCTTGGTGGCGCTATCGGACTGATAGATGTTTTAGGTTAATCGGTGGCTATATGGTTGATTATAATGTAAACGTTTTGGGCGGTCTTGATTTGGGTGGTAGACTCAGCGGCCTAGCTAGAAGTATCGAGCGCAAAGAAGAAAAAGAGCGCTTACTATCTGAGCGCCAGGAGCTTCAAGATTTATCTTTAAAGGCGGCACAGGGGGATCCTGATGCGATTGAGTCGCTATTCGCTAAAAACCCTCAGCTTGGCAATATTTTCGAGCAGCGTCAAGCTAAAATGCAGCAGCAGGAAGCTGGTGCAAATCAATCAGCTTTCAATGATTGGGCTTTGAAGTACGCAACAGCAGATCAAGAGCAAAAGAAAGCGCTAGAGCAAGAGGCACTTAATGATCCGATGATTGACTTTGATGAGTCAGACATTGCCATGAGTCAGAATCAAAAGGATTTTGCTGTCAATACTACGCTCTACCAATCAATGGGTAAAGATGCTTATAAGCAGTTTTTTGGTGGCAATGAAGAGCTTGCGCCAGGCGATAGCGTACAAAAGAGCGAAATATTGCCAGATGGGACTACTATACAAGTGTTAAAAAGCGGGGTGACTAGAGTCACAGATACCGAAGGTAATGAGCTATCTGGAAACGCAAGAGTAAAAGCCATAATGGAGTCTAGAAAGGCAGGCATAGAAGAGCAGCAAAAAAGGGCGGCAGCAAGAGGCGCAGGCGCAGGAACTTCTAAAAGAATCCAAGGGTATATTGATTCTGGAGTTGAGGCGGCTGACTCTGTAGGCTCGCTAAGTAGGGCAATTGAATTGCTTGATCTGGTTGAAACTGGCGGGATCGATGCGGCAGCCCTAAAGGCTAAACAAGTTTTTGGCATAGAGACAGCGGATGAGGGTGAGCTAGCTAACGAGCTTGGTGTTGCCGTGCTATCTCAATTAAAGCCTATATTCGGCTCGGCTTTTACAGCTCAAGAAGGGCAAAGGCTTGAGAGGTTGTCGGCTGGATTTGGCAAAAGCCCAGCGGCAAACAAAAGGATAATCAAAAAACAACTAGAGATCGCTAAGAGAGCAGCCAGAAGAGCGGTAAGGGCGGCGAGAGAGCAGAAAGATTTCTTTACGGCAGAAGAGATCGAAGAGGCGCTAGATAGAGTCGAATCTTTTGAAAAGGAGGTAAAAGCTCCGCAAGCTGCTATCGACTACCTAATTCAAAACCCCAACCTAAAAGACCAATTTAAAGCTAAGTACGGGTATTTGCCAGAGGGATTTAATGGATAATCAGTTTGATCAATTCGACACCAAGAAGGAGTCAAGCGGAAATACGTTTGATCAGTTTGATGCCAATGAAAGCTCAGGGTTCGAAATAAACCCAAGAGAGGCGCTTGATTTTATTAAAGGTCTCGGGCAGATTGGCTCAAGAATGGCTGCGGATATTCCAGTAAAGGTTGCATCAGGAGCTGCGGGGCTAAGTCAAGTTGTTGGTGGTGAAGGACTTGAAGGCGCAGAGCTTGTAAAAAAGCTAAGAAAGGAAACGATGCCTGAAATTGGCGAAGAGGGCATGGCTATTGCTGAAGATATCTCTTCTGGCATTAAAGCGGTGGCTGAGATGCCGGGAATAGATAAGATTATTGAAGGTTCGAAAAGCGCAGCCGACCTATTAACAAAGATTGCTGGAGCTACAGGATCTTTTATCACTGATCCATTGTTAACCGCTCAGTCTTTAGCGGGAAAGGGCGAGATTCCAAACACGAAAGGCGCGGCTGTAGGTTCAGCTATTGGTGAGGCTATACCAGAAACAGCGCTAGATGCAGCTGGATTAGCAATGCCTTTAAGAGCTGGAATTAGTAAAATCAAAACACCAAAAGCAATAGCTTCGACAGCCAGCGAATCAACAAAGCTAACTAAACAAATAATGTCTGAAGCAGCCCCAAGCATTTCAAGATTGAAAGACGCAGCAAGGGAAACTTATTCTAAGATAGATGATCTAGGAGTGGCCGTTAAGCAAGATTCTTTTCAAAACTTCGCCAATCAAACGCTTAAAATGCTAGAGAGAAAAGGGCTTGATCCAGATATAAGCCCCAAAGCATATGCGGCAATCAACAGAATGGTTAAGGAGTCACAGTCTGGCGGCGTTTCCGTGAGCAAGATCGACACACTTAGACAGGTTGCGAAGAATGCTGCAAACGCAATAGAAGGAACCGATAAGGCGCTTGGCTCAATGATGGTAGAAAGGATCGACGAGTTTTTACAAAGTCTTAACCCTAAAAAAGTTGTTGGTGGACAGCCTAAAGAGGTTGGGCAGCTATTCAAGAATGCGAGGGATTTGTGGGGCAGAGCTAAAAAATCAGAGCTTATCGAAGATGCTATAGAAAGAGCTTCAAATCAAGCTAGTGGATTCGAAAACGGCTTGAGGACTCAATTTCGCTCATTACTAAATAACAAAAAGAAAATGAAAGGCTTTACAGTTCAAGAAAAAGCCTTGCTTAAACAGGTTGAGAATGGAACGAGAATGGCGAACCTTGCTAGGCTTGGCGGTAAGTTTGGCCTAGACCTAAAACAAAATACAAACGCATTAGGGGCAGCATTAGGCGCTGGGGCTGGCGGAGTGTATGGCGGAGGTGTTGGCGCTGTTGTTGTTCCAGTTATAGGCTCCGTGTCTAGAAGATTGGCGGAGAAGCTAACGGTTTCAAATGTGCGTTTAGCTCAAGATTTAGTGAAAGCTGGCAAAAACGGAAATGAGATAGTTAAAGCTTACATGAAAAACACGCCAAAAGAATCAAGATCGGTAGCAGAGCTAACGGAGCTATTGATTAGACCAGGCGTTAATTCTGGGAAAATAAAATCAAGTTCGGAGATTGTGCAGGATGCAAGTTATTTCGCTAATAACTTTACGCCAGAACAGATATTAGCCGCTTTGGGTGTCGCATCGCCGCCAATTAAAGAGATGGCCGATCAATCCAATCAAGAATAAGGGCAATAACTACGATAGAAATTATGAATAATATAGTGTTCATAGGTATAATATATACCAAAAGCAAGTGAATAGCCAAAATCAAAACCAAGAGGCGCTACAATGAGCGAAATAGAAGCACCATTTCCATATTTTGGAGATCCAACAAAGAGCAGGGCGCTTTTTAATGCCTCGCTTTATTTTGGGGTTCCTGACACCGACCCAACAATTGCAAGTAATCAGAAGTTAGTTAAGGCCATCCAAGAGGACGGGGTTGAGGTATCGCTATCTCAGCCAGTCAGCACAAATAGCGGTGGATATCCGACATATAACGGCTCTCCGGTAAGGTTATCAATCTCAGGCAATTATTCTTTTCAGGCATTCAATAGGAATGGGGCTTTGGTTTTAGAGGCCTCTGAAGTTGAAAACGTAGAGCCAGGTAGTGAAGGATTTAGCGGGGTTGTAGCAAGAGAAATCCAAGCCCTAGCGCTAGGGCAAACAACAGTTGTATTTGCCGACATAGGCGCTAATGAGAGCGTATTTTATTTAAGCTCAACAATTACCGACAAAGGCGCGCTAATAAAAGATGTTGACTACACCGTAACAAATGCGACAACTATTGAGCTTACAACCTCGTATAATGCAGGAGACAAGGTTGTCGGGCGTCAAAACGATCCGACAGGGCAAATAATACCCGTAACAAATGCGGTTTACGCCTATGTTTACGATAACGTCCTTGATGTCGATGCTGCAAGAATAGCGGGCGACGTTGGGGATGAAGATATAATCATTCTAAAAGGCGATCCGACAGCCTTTGATGGAAATTCAGGGTTGTTATATAGGCTGAAAATAGCGGTTGAGCCAAATGACGGCGTAAACTTTATAGCTTTGACTGGTGGCTTTCAATTAGAGCTGGTAACAAATTACCAAAGATTTAAAAATTACTCTGAGCAGATTGGTACCGCATCAGTAGCAAGCGGAATAATGACGGTAGATCTGAGTGGCGGAGTTGTACAAGAGATAGAGCTAACCGAAAATGTAACAGACATAAATTTTACAAATTTCAACCCAAGCTCAACTTATTCAAGCAGCGTAACTTTAAAGATATCGCAAGATGCTGTGGGCAGTAGATCTTTGGCGTGGCCTGCATCTATTGAGTGGTCGGGAGGGGTTGCGCCAACCATTACATCAACCGCCTCAGCAACAGATATTTATGTATTTGTTACTTATGACGGATCGACGTGGTATGGGCATACTGCGGGGCAAGACTACTCATGATCGGCGCAGCAAAAATAATAGTTTCTACTGTTGCGGTATCTAGTTTTGAAATGTTTGTAGCACCAGC